CGCTGTTGCACAGTGCCACCTTTGCCCATTGCATCGCCTGTGATGCGCAATAGACCCATTGGGATACCCATGCGCTCGATGTGGTCACAGAACGCATCAACGCTTCCCTTCTCAATCTTGATCTCATCAACCACCACGCAGCCCCTCGGTAGCTGTTGGATGACCAGTGCGCAGAGTGGGTTGATGTTGAAATCGACTGAGATGAATATCGGTATGTTGCGATTAAGTGCAACACTGTCATCAATATGCTTCTCGTCCTGCCACTCGTACAAGAAAGGGTTAGCAACGTCATCGAGTATGTCCCAATCACCCTCGACAAACCTTTGGTACTGGACAGGCGGAAGTTCCTTCAAGCTCTCCAGGTACTCTTGCGGAATGTGTGGGTTGTCGGTGATCTTGCTCGGAATGTAACTCCATCGCTCTGGCAGTGTCTTGTCTCGATAGCGGTCGTAGATCACTGACTTAACCCAATTGTTGGCAGGGTTGCAAGTGGCAAGGCAAACGATGGGCGGCTTGCCATGTGCTTTGTTCCATGATCCGATGCGCTCCTGCACCTTGTAGAATGTTGGCTCTTGCAGCTCGTTAACCTCATCGAGCCCTGCGCCGTTCACTTCCAATCCTCTGAAGCGGTTGAGGTCCTTGTCGTCATCGTAAGACTCCGCCATGAATATCAACTCCGATCCATTGGTGAAGGTAACAACATTGGTGTCTCTGTTCCAACTCTGGATGTAAGCATTCAACCCATCGCCAAGCAATCCATTGAAGCTTGGGAAGGTTGTGCGCTTAAGGTCGGGTAAGCTCTTGCGAATAATCACCCATCGGCTGCCGGCATATTGCAGTGCGAGTTGGCTGATGGTTATAAGCAGCCAGTAAGTCTTGCCGCCGCGAATCGCGCCTCCGAAAACAATCACCCGCTTCTCGCCGCTGATGGCTTGGTCGAAGGCAACTGTCTGTGTCTCGGTTAAGGTGTAACTCATTCAGCCTTTGGCTCGGTGCGAATAATCACAAGCGGCTCAGTGGTCGTGATGTTGGTGTCGGTGGTTTGCTTTGGCTTGCCGTATCCACGATCAAGCAGCATCTCTGCCGCCTTGATGTCACCACGCAATGCCTTGGCTTCAATTGCCTTAAGGATGCGCTCAGCTGCTGTCAAGCCGTTCTTTTCATCGCCAAGTATTTCGGCCATGATCTTGTTAAGCTCGGGAAGCTTCTTAGGTCTCCCATTGGGATTGCCTGTCTGCCCTTTCTTAAACTTATGCTTCTCAATGTCCTTGGCTGCCATTGTGCTGTTTTTGTGCTGTTTAACGCTTCTTGTATTTAGCTGCTTCTGCATTGGCTATTGCAACCGCTTGCTGAGGCGAGTAGCCTTCATCGATAAGCTTACGAATGTTCATCTGAATGACGGCAGCTGAGTCTCCTTGGAATAGTGGCATGATTACAAAGATAGTGTTTTGCTGCGTTTGATTTCGTCCTCTGTCAATTTCAATCTTACAACCTTGTTGTAGATGATTACATCGGCAGTGTAGTAGCCTTCATCATTCTGCTTTAGTGATCCGATAAGGTATTCATTCGGCACTTCCATCTGAATCGACTCAGATGCTTCCATTATCTTCTGCATGGCTTTTACCTTGAATGTCACCTCAACATCTTGCACTGATCCTATTGGAGTCAGGTACCCAGTGAAGGTGTCATCTTGGATGCGCATGTATCCACTTCGCCATCTATTAGCAGCCATAGTCATCTGTGCGTTTTGATTTGTATTGTTCTAGGTATGCGTACACAAGCCGCTTGATGTCTGCCTTCTTGCTCTTAGGTATGCGGAGTGTTACGTTGCAAGTCTCTTCGCCATATTTAAACGGCGGACCTGCTCCTGCTCTCTTGCCGCCTCTGCGCTCAATCTTCTGTTCCATTGCCGTCAAAGATAGGAATTAACTTTTGATTGTGCAATTTTAATGTCTTAATCCATTTAGCGCATCGGCTCAGGTAGTAGATGTAGACAATGCTTTCGGGGTTGGCATTGACTAAGTGCTTTCTGAAGCTCTCATGCGTGCGCTGTGTTGAATGATATGTCACGCAGCCATCGACAATCTTACCTTCGATTGGGTAGTACTCGTTCATGGTCTTAATGATCTTCTCCTCTGTCGTCATGCGTTGATGATGTTTAAAAATTCTGCTTCACTTCTTACAATGTGGTACTCATGCCCGAGTGATCGGCAAAGCTTCTCAAAGGTGATCTGTTGAGGTGACTGTCTTCCGGTGTCTGTCTTCCACTCAATCCAACAAGTCTTGCCTTCTGGCTTGAGGTAGCACATGTCTGCAACACCGGCAATGACTCCCATAGCTTTGTTCATCGCACCCTTGATGCCGTTGATGGAGTTGTTATTGATTGCAAATATTCGTCCTCTTAAGTCTGGGCGTGCGTTCCAAAGGTTTTGGAAGGCTATCGCTTGGGTTGCTGTTTCGTTCATTTTCTCAAATTGCACCATCTGCACCACCCTGCACCACCCACTTTTTCATACTTTGGAGGAAGCTACATGTGTGCGTGTGTGTGTGCATATATGTGTGTGTGTATATAGTTATGTTAATTATTAATAAATTAGGATGTGCATGGTGCAACGCTCTGAAAGCTTTACTGCCGTAGCGAGATAGTGCACCACCCTGTTTTTTTTCAAAGGTGGTGCAAGGTGGTGCAATTAATCATAGTTCCTGAAGATGTTGTACATCATAACCTTTTGACCACGAGGGCCTCTGCGCTCTTTTCTGAATCCAAGTTGAGTAAGGATGGATCCAATTCGCTGAATGTTGAGGTAGTTGAATTTAGTCTCGAGCATGAGGTACTGTTGTAAATCAGTGAGTGACATCCACTCGCCAATTGATGTTTCAGATGAAGGAGAAAGCTTCTTGTTTATCAAATCATCTTCCGGAGTTGAAAGCTTGAACATCTCGGTTGAAGCATTAAGCTTTGCGATGTCTTCTTTTAAGATTGTGTACTCGGCTCCCGTTTGGAATAGAGCATACAGCTCGCGCCAAAGTGCAGCCTTGTCGCACTGGTTGTATAGGTCATGATCAATATCGAGGATATGCAGAGGTATCTGTCTGCGGTTTCCTGTTGGATCATTAAGCAGCTGAGTTTCATTGGATGTGCCGCAAAATACTGCGAGCCTTCTAAGGTCAAGTGATACTCGGCCGTATGGCTCACGAACGTTGATAAACTCTTTTGATGTCAGTTCCTTAAGTCGCTTGTCTTCCTTCTTTGACTTTCCGCCGTACTCGTCATCAAGGATAAACCACTTCTTGCACATGAGTATTTCATCATCCTTGCCTGCATCCATCTTTGACTCAGCAAATAAGTATCGCAGTTCTTTTGGAAGTAGGTATCTAAACCAATGTGTTTTTCCAGTGCCCTGCTTCTCACCGCAAAATATTAGGACCAATGGCGAGTGGATACCGTATGCTGATGCGACAGCTGAGAGCAGCCATCGAGTGATGTACATGTCGTAGTTTGGAGTGTCGGACTTTACGCTGCGAATAAGTAGATCAAGGTTCGGATATTTATAGTTGATAGGTTGGAATAAATCCTGCTCAAAGAATTCGTGCAAAGGGTTGTAGGTGGAAATGCGATTGGAGAATAGTATCGAAGTCACCAGGTCTTTGCTTGACTCCTTGAATACTGCTTTGGAGTCAAGGAAGATGGAGTTGATATCACTATCATCAATCGGTCTTCCGCTGAGCTCGATGTTGCGAGTTATTGAATTCTTGCGGAGGTCAAATGTATTTACGTATGCAGCAATGTCTGTGCTTACGGAATCCGATTTGAATTTAATATCCTTGCTTACTATCTGCTCAACTATTTCTGTGGAATCTTCAGCACTGAAGCCGCCTTGTTTTTCAAGGGTCTCGATGATGGCTTCCTTGGATAGCCCTGCCGCCTTTTGTGATGTGGTGAATCGCGCTATTGCTTTGGTGTGCTCTGAGTAGATGTCGATGCCGTTCTGCTTAGCATGGAAGTATATTGTGCCGATGCTTGACTTCTTGCTTTTTGTTTCGCTGTGGTTCTTAAGGCAAGCTGTGAATTGGCTATCGCAGTCGAGTGAGTTATACTTCGAGCTGTGGGAAGATAAGGTGTGGAAGTAGTCACGGCCTTGCTCTTGGAACTCTTGCACAAGGGCATAGCAGATTCGCACCCAATCGGAGTAGTCTTCGCATAGGTTGATGCCTTTCTCATCCATCTGCTTGATCATTGCATCAAAGTCGGTTTTTATAACCATAACCTTTGGATGCTTTGGCTCTTTCTTTTTTGGAAGGTACTTCTTGAATGTTGCTGATTTGGTATTAAGCAGCATGAATGGATCATAAGAAACGAATCGAGCTCTGGAAACATTCTTTCCGGACTGATCTACGATAAGTTGGTACTCGTTGTATAGATATGCAGCAATGCCATTAAAAGCATCGAGGTGTCGAGTGCCGTCAATCTTTACGATTAAGCATAGGCCGTTGCCTCCAATGGATAAGAAACAAGAATATATATAGTGGTCAGCACCTATGCGGTCCTTGGTGGCTTGAGCATCTTCGAGGTTGTCGATGTCGATGGCAATGAATCCTGAGTGCTGTCGGATTGCATCATCTTTCCGAGCGGAGAATGAGCCGCTGATTGTTACCAGTGGAGCGGTCTTCTTCTTAAGGTCTTTGATTTCTTTTGTTGGTGCATTGCGCACATCAAAAACTATGTCTTGCCATTTGCCAGACTGCACTCCTTCGAGGAAGCTTGCAAGTTCGATGTCGGTGTCTTGGGAATCATGGATGTTCTTATAGGAGGATATCAGCATTATATATTGATTTTAGGGTTGTTTTTAGTTTCTCATCAGCCAGGTCTTTGTGGAAGCGGTTGAATCTTCTGTTTTTTTCTCGACACCAGAGCCTCGCAATTTCGTGATTCTTTTTTGCAATGTGCAAGTAGTTGTCCGCATTTAATTTCTTGATGTTCTTTTTGGCCATAAATGCAACATGTTCAATGGCTACGAATAGGGATCTGTATTCTTTGTGGTGCTCGTTCATTGCTATGAGCTTCTTGATATCCACGCTGTCGGTCATGAGGATGAAGTCCTCAATGCCTTGATCAAGCACTATTTTCTTGGGGAAGATGTGGCCGCAATAGCACTCCATCTTGGAGGTGTGAAGGAGAGCAGCGCATGTGGGACACTCTTTTACAGGAGCAACTCCTGCGCCTGGCTTCTTGGGATTGTGGAAGATATCCTCCCAATTTCGGGAAGCAGCCCATGAGCCGTGAGTCATGCAGTTTCCTCCGAGGTCGATGATTGTGAATGCGAGCTTTATTGGATGCGGCCTTGCACCTCTTCCGCACATCTGAAGCCAAAGGGGCATCGATGCTGTTGCCTTGTTAACTATCACGGTCTCGATGTCTGGCTGGTCGAAGCCTGTTGTTGCGATTCCGATGTTGTTAAGTATGGCATCTGGAGTATTGGCAAACCACTCGAGTGTCTCAACGCGATCTGTTGAGGTGGCATCGAGATGCCGCGAGTTGAATCCTGCTTCGATGAAGGCGGCATTGACTGCTTGCGAGTGCTCGACATTGCAATTGAAGATTATTGTCTTGCGCCCGAGTGAATGCTTTTGGTAGGCTTTTAGAGTTGTATCGATGTACTTGGGCTCTTTGTACATTGCGCCCATCTGAGCTGCATCAAACTCTCCTGCTTTCATTTTTAGCTTTGCACGTTCCACAATGGATGAAGAGGAGTAGGTCTGCTCAGGTGCGAGGAAGCCGTCCTCGATTAAGTCGGGGATATCGATGCCACACACTATGTCATCGAAGTAGTTGCGCAGAGGGTTGGTTTTCTTGGCGGCAAGTGGTGTGGCAGTGAAGCCGATGATGTACTGCTCTTTGAAGTGGTCAATCACTTTGGTGAAGTTTCCAATGTGGCACTCGTCAACTATTACCATGCCGATATTCTGGAAGAGGTCAAGCCGCTTGTGTGCTGATTCCACCATTGCAACATAAACTCTGGCAGGCGGTATGGTCTTCATTCCGGCAACAACTTTTTGCACTGGAAGGCGAATGGCTTTGGCTGCCTGTGTGAGCAATTCTTCGCGGTGAACGAGTATCAAGATGTCCTGAGAACTGCGAGCGCAGTAGCGGTCACATATCGCAGCGAAGCATACTGTCTTGCCGCCTCCAGTTGCTAACTGAGCAACCACCTTGCGATGGATGCGCAGCTTCGCAGCGATGTTGGTGATGAAGCGTTCTTGGTAAGGTCGCAGAATCATTGGCCGTAGTGTTGTTGGTAGTAGTCATCTGCTCTGTAATGGAATTGATCTGGAAACACTGGATCAAATAAACTTCCTTGTCCAAAAGCATATATCATCTGCTCCTTCTCCATTACTTTTGCTTTCATTTTCAATTCTGAAATAGTGATTGCATCCAATCTGCCATGTTCTTTTATGTGGTTTCTGATTTCATCTATCAACCACTCAACTGCTGTCTGTTTGCTCATGCGTACTTCTTCTTGTATAACTGCTCACCCACGGGCTTTCCGAGGGCGATGTTGCCTTGTATCATGTCCTGAACACACTCATTGCAGATGTCTATTAGCATCTGCTTTTCATTCGGAAGCTCTGCCTCGCAAAATATTGCGATATGTTCGTAAACGAGTGCCATTGCCAGAGCGTAGGGCTCTTGCGATTGTCGGTACTCTTTCGCTCCATCTTTGCAGAGCTGCTGTACTTTTTTCAAGGAAGTCGATGTCATAAATATTTGGGGATTTGTAATTAGTTTTTATTCTTCCAGGTCTGCTCCATACAATCTCGACATACTTAGTATCTTCAGCAAGGCTTATGAATACCGTTGCATCATCGATGTGGTTGTACATCATCTTCAGATGCTTGAAATTCGTCTCTATATATATGAAGTTGCGATGCAGGAAGTAATACATCACATTGGTGAACGAGTAATTCTCAAAGCCCTCTGTGGACCAGAAAGGATCGGATGAGGGTTTCTGCTTCTTCAATTTCTGAGGGTGTATGTCGGTGGATAAATAGTTCACCTTTGAACTTATTGGGCACTCCTATGTAG